GGGGTACAATTTGAGTGGATTGAAGAAGGTGGAGCAAAACCTGAACAAAATACAGCATTAAAAGAAGTGGGTCTTAATCCTCATGAAATTGCAGGACATATCGTAGTAAGTGATAAACTTATCAGAAATGCTTCAGCTGTTGAAGCTTTGATTTCGCAGTTATTCAGGAACAGCATAAATCAGGTGGAGGATTATAATTTCTTAAGAGGCGGTGGAACTACTAGACCTACTGGTATAATAGGTCATGCTGCAACAATTAATGTAAATAGGTCAAGTGCAAACAGAGTAAGATATTCAGATCTTGTAAATATCTTTGTTAAAGTTCTATGGGGTGGAAGTTTAGTTTGGGTTGCACATCCTTCTGTATTGAATGAACTTATGACAATGAAAGATTTTGAAGCAGCTGATAGCGATGCACCTAACTTAGTATGGCAGGCAGATGCAAGAAATGGTAATCCTGGAACACTTCTAGGGCTTCCTGTTTTTCTTAATGCAAACTCACCAATTTTAGGTTCTATGGGAGATTTGGTTCTTGCAGATTTTAATTATTACTTAATTAAGGATGGTTATGGTATAGCCATAGATGCAAGTCCACATGTTTACTTTAAGAACAATAAAACCGTTATTAAAGCTTTTTGGAATGTTGATGGTAAACCTTGGTTAACAAAACCAATAACATTGCAGGATGCTATAACTGAAGTAAGTCCATTTGTTGAGCTTGATGTACCAGCAACACAGTCCTAAATTTTTATTAAAGTTGGATCAGTAATAAGGTCTTAAATTTTAATTAAAGCAAGGGCAGGATTATATACCTGTCCTTGCTCCATTTAAGAGGTGAAATATGAAATTTTATCTAAGTAATGAAGTAATTTATAACAAAATACGTAAATTTAAGGGTGAAATAATAGATATTCCTCCTGAAAAGATTAATGAATTTAAAAATATGGGTGTATTGGGTGCTCCAATTAAAGAAATGGTAATCGAAACAGCGATTATAAAGACTGTTGAAAACGAAATGATAAATAGAAATATTAAAAAGACAGTTAAAAAACCTGTTAAAAAGGGTAAGAAATGAATTTAAAAATTATTACAGCTCCAGCAACTGAGCTGGTAACATTAACGGAAGCTAAAAAACATTTAAGAGTTACTGATACTGTTGATGATTTATTAATCACATCACTTATTAAGGTTGCAAGGCAAGACTGTGAAAATTTTACAAACAGAGCTTTAATTTCTACGACTTTTGAATTAATACTTGATGATTTCCCTAAAAAGAAAATAGTTTTACCAATGCCTCCGGTTGAAAGCATAATATCAATAAAATATAAGGATTGTGATAGTATTGAAACTACTATAGCATCTACTGATTATATATTTTATAGCAATGAACCTGCAATAATAATGCCGGATTACGGTATTACCTGGCCATCTTTTACACCTTATCCTATCGGTGCGGTTAAAATAAGATTTGTTGCAGGATATAAAACTACTTCATCGGATTCTAATTTATTGCTTCCTGAGCCAATTAAACAAGCAATATTATTATTAATCGGGCATTATTACGAAAACAGGGAAGCAGTAAATATAGGCAATATTGTTAATAAATTGCCGTTTAGCGTAGGAAGTTTGCTTTATCCTTATAGAATATGGAGTCTAAGTTGAGAGCTGGAAATTTAAGGCATTATATTACAATTGAACAGCCAGTAGAAAATTTTGATTCCAATAAAGAACTTATAACAACCTGGTCAACCTTTTCTCAAGTATGGGCTGAAATACTTCCTTTAGTTGGTAGAGAATATTGGAGTGCTAAACAAGTCAATGCTGAAACTACTGGTAAATTAAGAATAAGATATATTGCAGGAATAACTCCAAAAATGAGAATTAAATTCGGAACTCGAATTTTTGATATTACCGGAGTTATAAATATTGAGGAGCGCAACGAAGAGATAGTAATTTACTATAGTGAGGTTGTGTAATGTCATTTACACTTAAGATAGATGGTGTTGCGGACTTACAAAAAGCTTTTGAAGAGAAACGCAAAGAAATTGAAGAAGTTATAATAAAAGATTTAGACGAGGGTGCAGATGTAATAAAAACCAGTGCAAAATCAAAAGTGCATTCAATATCTGGGGCTCTTAAAGATTCAATTAATAGAAATAAAGTCTTAAATCACGGTGGCAAAATAGATGTATATATCGGAGTAGATGTTAATCAAAAATTTACTCCTTCCGGTTTATATGGAATAGCTGTTGAAAAAGGGCATGCAGTTGAAAAGGGTACATCAAAAGTTCCAGCACATCCTTTTTTGAGACCGGCTTTTGATGAAAATAAAAAACAAATAAAAGATAAAATTGAATCAGATATAAAAGAGGTTGTTAATGATTGAACTTGCAATAAAAAATATATTATTAGCAAGAAATGCAATAATAGCGCTGGTATCTAACAGGATTTATTATTCTATATTACCACAGAAACCTATATATCCGGCTATAAGTTTTTTTAGAGTATCTAATTTTAGGCAACACAATATAGATATATCCTCTCTAAGATTTCAGTTTGACTGCTGGGCTTTGACTTATGCTCAGGCGGTGCAATTGGCAAATGAAATAAGGCTTGCATTACAACGGGAAAAAGGAATATTTTCTGGATTTTCAATTATTCAGGGAGTTTATCTTAACGAGCAATATTTTTATGAATCTGATACAAAATTACATCATATTGCAGTTGATATGAAAATTATTTACCGGGGTTAAATCCGGTAATTTAAAAATATATTAAAAATAAAGCACATCCGAAAGGATGTGTTTTTAATTACAAAGGAGAAAAACAAAATGAAACAAACAATAGTTAAAAACGTAAATGCTATTCCGATGGGATCAGGAAAATTTGAGATCTCAATAGATGGAATAAACTGGACAGATTTAGGAGCAATGCAAAACATTGTATTCACCGAGACTTTTGATAAGGTATCGCTCTACTCGGATAATGCAGGAATTATAAAAGAGTATATTAAGAATCATCATGCAAGTTTAGCTGGTGATTTACAGGAATTAAGCCTGGCAGATCTTAATACACTTAGGGGTGGAATCGATGTTTATACTTCTGATCCCGGTGTTTCCGAAACATTAAAGACAGGTGGACTTACTATAATTAATGCAATACAGACAAGGGTAACTAATACCAATGAAAGAGCAGAAATACTCAGGGTATTGATTAAAAAGGCAACAAATAATAAAGGTATTGTTATTGCTTTTAAATCTGATGACTCAGATACTTCAAATGTTATACCTATTGAGATCCTTGGCTCCAACGATGTTAGTAAAACTCCCGGAGAGCAATTATTTGAAATGTATAACGAACAGGGGATTGGAGCGGTTTCTTAATGGATGTTATTAAAGATTTTGATAAATTAATACCCGATAAGCGTATAGCAATTTTGGCAGGCAAAGAGCTTGATGTATCTTTAATTTCTACTCGTTTAGCCTTAAAGCAAATTAAATTCCGAGATAATGCTTTAAACATGAGTGAAGGGGAAGCTTTCAATAAGGCGGTTGAAATTGTTGCTGAAATTTGCAAGCCAAAGAATAACTCAACTGGTTTTTTATCTAAATTTCTTAATTTATTTAAGAAAAAAATTACTGCTGAATGGTTAATAAGTAATGCAAATTATGCTCAATTACTGGATTTTATTGATTTCGTATTAGCTCCGCTTTATAAAGAAGAGCCAGAAAAAGAAAAAAAAAAGTAGTTTAAATAAGTCAAGAGTAATAGAACTTGGAAAAATATTTTCAACAATTATTTATATAACCGGGTGGACCAGAGAATATATTCTCGATTTTACTACTCTTGACTTTCTTATGATGTTTTATAGGAATGCTTTAGAATTTGAAGAGACTAAAAGTATTATTTTGCTTAATAAGTATGCAGAAGCACTTTCTGGCAAGAAAAAAATCATATCAGATAAACCAGACTTAAAGAAATTAAATTTACTCTACGGAAATAAAATCAAAACTCCTGATAAGAAAGAATAATTATGGTATTAGGTGGTTTAACTGTCCGCATAGCTGCTGACATAACACAATTTAATAAAGATATTGCATCAGTTCAAAAAACTCTTAATGCATCTAGTAAAGGCCTGCAGACGATATCTAGATCTATGACTACTGTCGGTGATTCCATAACAAAAGGAGTTACTGTTCCTATTGTTGCTACCGGTGCCGCACTTCTTAAAGTAGGAACTGAATTTGATGATGCATATGACAAGATACGTATTGGTACTGGTAAAACTGGCGATGAATTTAAGAGCTTACAGGAAGATTTTAAGGCAGTTGCAAAGGACAGTGCATCAAGTTTTGATGATATATCAACTGCTATAAGCGGATATAATAAAACTCTTGATCTAACCGGCAAGCCCTTACAAGATTTAACTACTCAAATTACGAATGTATCAAGACTTACAAAAACAGACCTTAATTCTAATGTAGAAAATTCCTCTAAAGTTTTCAATAACTGGAAGGTATCAACGGAAGATCAGAATGCAACACTTGACATGTTTTTCAGAGCAAGCCAAAAAGCAAATGTAAGTATAACTGATTTAATGGGGCAGGTTGCGGATTCCGGACAGATACTCCGAACAATGGGCTATGATATTGAAACATCTACAGCCTTGATTGCAAGTTTTGATAAGGCAGGCATTGACTCTACATCAACAATTGCCGCCATGAAAATTGGCCTTAAAAATATGGCAAAAGAAGGCTTTAGCGATCCGCAGGAAGTTTTATCAATGTATATTGATAAAATCAAAGGTGCTAAGACTGATCTTGAAGCTATAGATATTGCAGCAGGATTATTTGGCGCTCGTGGCGGTGCTTCAATGGCTACCGCAATCAGAGATGGAAGGCTTGACCTTGATGATTTTGTAAATAGTTTAAAAACCGGAACAGATACGATTAACAGCGCTGCTGCTGCAACGGATGACTGGAAGGAAAAGCTTCAAAAAGACTTAAATAATGCGATGGTTAGTTTAGAACCGTTAGCAAATAAAGTATTTGACTCTGTTGGTCGGGCAGTTGATGGGGCTATTCCTAAAATTCAGAATTTAACTACTTGGTTTGGAAATTTAGATACAGGCATGCAAGACGGGCTTTTGACTTGGGCTTTGCTTTTAGCTGCTATCGGGCCTGTTTTATCTATTTTAGGACGTACCATGACAGGAGTTATCCAGCTTAGGAATGCGCTACTGACAATGAACGCAGGTGTTGTCACTTTTGCAGCACAGGGTTCTATAATGG